AAATGCACCATGCTTAGTTGCTACAAAAAAGTTTCCAGATTCAGGATCTATTCCCGCCACAATTGCTGGCGCTCCATCCCATTTGGTTGTTATTTTAATTTTCTTAGAAGAGGAGCCCTTTAACGTTGATCCTAATGAGCTTAAATAGGTGATTGCTTTTTTCACGCCATCAAAACCGCTGTTTAAAACTTCATCTTCTATATGCTCAAGATGCTTATTAGCACCTTGGGATTCTACCAAAAAATCTTTAAATGTTATCATTTCCCTCTAAAGCACTAATATAAACATAAATAGTCATAACTATTTATAATATTATCTAAACGAGGATTGCTTAAAGGGAGGAGAGGAATCGTTCATTTTTCCATGGTTTATCTCTCCATGTGCCAAAATCTCTATCACATGCATCCACAAGTCCTGGAAAGGAAACAATAAGTTTTACTAGGTGGAATAACTCATCGCCAGAATGCGCCCCTTTATTTGAGACTATACACAACCAGGTGAGTTTTCCATAGTGTTCATGGTACGTTGATTTCCAGACACCGAAAGGATCTCTACTCAATAATAACTTTAGAGCCAAATCATGTTTAACCATATATTCTGCAGTATTTACATTTGTCGGATCCTCAATGATTGTTTCTCTCATTTCAACATGTACTTTTTGTTCAGCACACCCTTCAAGACATTCACCTGTTTTGGTGTCTTGAGGACATCCACTTGGATTAAGACACTTTTGAACATTTTTTACGCCTTCTGTAATAACTGTTTTACTCTCCCATTCTGGCTTTGGAAGATCAGAAATAATTTCAGTAACCTTTACCTTAGGAATTACTGCTTTTACAATTACAGGTTTGAAAAGTTGTAATCTTACTTCTTCATTTTCTTGACTAATTACAACCATTTTTTTACCGCCAAGAGTTATGACAGTACCAAATGGCAGTCCCACTTTTTCACTAATTTTATTAACAGGAGTTGTCGCCACAACTGGATAAGGGGCGCAGGAACTTGAAAACATTACTACTATGAATGACAATATTATCAACATAAATCTATACATAATTAATCTCTTTTGGGGTGGGGATAACAGGCAAGAGGAATTTCCAACCTTCACTTATATTATCTCAAATATAGGAAGGAGAGTCAAGCTAATTAAAGGTAAATTCCGAAAAATCTTTCTTTTTTTTCTTTTTTCTATCGTTTATTTCAACATCAAATACTGGGGGATCATCATCTTTTTTAACCCAAGGTTCTTTCTTTTTCTTTGGTGCATTTCTTGAAACAAGATCACTTTGAGCAGATTCCTCAAGATCATATAATTTCATTTTTGCTCTATCAATTCCAATCACAAATCTTTTATGTCTGCCAGGGTCACTATAACGATTTTTCAACTGTTTAATTAAAATTTGATCGAGTTCTTCCAATTCTTCGGTACTAATCAAAGCAAACATAAAATCCGCAGTTGCTGGTAACCCAAATGATTCAGAAGTATCTTCAAGACCAAAATCTGTATCTGTAAATCCCGATCTAGTTGTTTGTGTGGCGGAACAAATAGGAAGATTATTTTCAACTGCAAGACCACGAAGTTCCTCTGCTATCGATTTAACATAATTATACGAATTTACAGAATTACCATACTTCATTCTTGCTGAGGACATAATATTTAAATAATCTACAAATATAATCTCAGGAACAAATTTTCTTTTTAATTTTAATTCATTCAATAAATTTTTAAAATGGTTTACATTCGCAGAAGCGGGTGGGTATTCTTTGACAATCAATCTGCCGGCTGTTGTCTTTTTAATCCTATTCATTTTTTTATCAAATACATCTTTAGGAATATCATGTAAATCATCTATCGTAATATTCATTAAATTCGCATCAATTCTTTCTGCAATTTTTTCTTCTGCCATTTCAAGAGTAATATATAAAACATTTAAACCTTTAGATATTGAAGCGGCCGCTTGATGACACATGAATAACGATTTTCCTACACCTACACCAGCAAGAGTAATATTCAAAGTTTTTTTAGATAAACCTCCATTAGTTATTTTATTGAAATAATCTAAATCAAAAGCTACTTTTTCTTCAACCCTATGATAACTTTCAAATCGTTCATCCGAGTCTTCAATATAGTCATGGCCAATATTAGGATCAAAACAAATCGCAAGAGCATCAGATAAAATTTGTGGGATAGCCCCTTTGTCTTTTTCTGTATCTTTTTGATTATCGATGATACCAATCGATTCAAGTACTGCATTATAAATTGCCTTATCTTGACAAAATTTTTCAGTAGTTTCAAGCAACCAGTCGATTTCTGAGTCTTCTTTACTACCGAAATATTCTGTAACTTTTGTAGAAACATTATTAAATTGATCTTCAGAAAGTTTTGTATTATTTCCGACTTCTATAATTAATGCTTCTTTGGTTGGGAGAACATTAAACTTGTTTACATAATTTTCTATTTCTTCAAAAAGAAATCGATCATCATGATCTGAAAAATATTCTGTTTTTATATAGGGTAAAGATTTCCTGGTATATTCATCATTGAATATCAGGTTCTTCAATATTGTGTCCTCGATCCTTATCGTTTTCATGTGTATCTAAATCTATATTTTCTTGAATTACTTCTATTAAAATTTCACCTATTAATTTTTCAAATTCTACACCTTCAGTATCAGCATATGATTTTTTTCTAATATCTTCAGGTATTTCTAGTATATCATATTCGAACCGATATTTCAACTCTTCAGCATCTTTCTCTGGGTCTATTAAACCGAATCGATTATACTTATAAATTACTTCTTTAAATTTTCCTTTGGTAATGCAAAAAGCAAATTTATCATCCTCTTCATTCTGAGGATTCTTCACCATTTTGTACCACTTCTTCATTGCTGGTTTCTGTTTTTGTTGTTCCATATAAAAATTTCTCTTGACAATATTTGTCTATTTTTAACATTATTTCTTCAGTAAAATGTTTTTCGGGATTTTGCATAATTGCCTTACCAAATAATTTTGTACCATCTGGAAGTTCATATCTCGTTGATACTTTGGTAAAAATACCAGCTTCTTCAGCAAGTTCTAACATACCATGCCAACGATCTAATCCTTTATTATAAGTCACTAATGCATCAACCATTTTATTTTCTACTGTCAGTCTAGACTTATGATTTTTACAATGTATGATATTACCTATTACTTCAGTTCCCTCTTTTTCTTTTCTTTTTGAAAGAAATACAATATTGCTTGAAGCATAATAAAGACCAGTACCGCCACCCATAATTTGTTGCGGAAACATCACACCGATTTGGCTATATGTATGATTTGTAATCAATACAGGGACTTTTGCTTTACTTGCTTTGAGCGTTAACACTCTAAAGGTTCCCTTTACAAGTGCGGCTCTTGTCATATCTTTTGTCTCTTTACCATCAGTAATATCACCCACTTCTTTCGAAGTAGATAACATACCAAGACTATCAAGACATATCATCAAAGGCACTCTATCTTCACTAGCAAGATGTTTATCAAGAACCTTTGTAACTTGATGTGCAAACTCTTGAATTGTAGCAACTGGTAACATAACCATGCGAGAAGTGTCTATTTCTCGTTGTTCAATCATCTGTTTAGTTATAGCAGATTCAGACTCAAAATAAAGAACACCGCCAGTAGGATTGTCCTCCAAAAACTGTTTGACAATACCCAGTACAAAGAATGTTTTCCCAGTTGCACTTTCTCCAGCAAATGCTGTAATTTTGTTTGAGGCCAAGCCTCCATATATGGACCCACTAAGTAAAGCATTAAAAGCATAACTGCCAGTATCAATGAAAGATTCGACATCCCCTGCCTCAACACCGTCAGAAACCAATCCAGCATATTCATTGCCTATCTCCTTAATTATTTCTTTCAAAAAACTCATTATATCTCCTTAAATAAAAAAATTTTCAAGTGTACTTCTCTTTTCATAGTCCCATCCAACACAGTTTAATATAGTTTTTAATGGTTCTAAAAAAGATTTTTCAAATTGCATTTTATAATTTATATATTCATGTAATCCAAATTCTGCGGGCAATACTGTTCCCATACTAATTACAGTATCCCCTACAGGGTTTGGTTCTTTAAGATATGAAAATTTAATCTTTTCACCCTCTTGAATGATTTGATATTTTTTTGTAAGTTTGTGATCTTTCAATAACTTATTATGTATAATAGTCCCCTTTACATGTATAGGCGTACCCTTTTTATATAAAAGCACACTATCACTATATTTCCCAATTCCATTAACGGACCTCGGAAATGCAATATCTTCTGGAGGAAGTGCTTGAAAAGATTCTTTAAATGTTTCAATAAAATTAATCATTTCTTCTTCAGTTCCCTCTATCAATATCTTAAATGAATCATGAAGTTTTTCTCTACACACAGCAGGAGTTGAAGATTTAACTGATTCTAAACCCATTACTTTTAATTTGGGCTTTGCATATTGTACACCTTCACTATTATGAACATTCATAATATAATGTTTCTTACCAGTCCAAATTGCTTTGTCAGCAAGAACCTCTCTAGACATATTCATTTTTTGTTCAAATGAATTCATATATTCATGCAATTTAGCAAATGAATCATTTATACAGTCTTGCAGTTTTGTCTGGCATACTTTATCTAAAAATTTAATGATTTTTTCTTTATCGCTTGTATCAGTAAAAACAGATTTAACCAATTTATCTAAACAAATATAAATCGAATCAGTATCAGCGGCTATAATATAATCTTTATCAACTGTTTTTAAAAGTTTATTTAAATAGATATTTACACTTTTTTCAACCCATCTAATAGAAAGTTGACCACCAGTTGTAATAGCCGTTGCATTTCTTTCATCATAAAATCTAAAATATTGATTACCTAAAGCACCATAAGCAGAATTAAGTTGTATCTTTCTTGCCATCTGCATATTATTCAATCTTGAAACTTCTTTAACAAGGCGCAACCGATCCATGCCATCTGTTTCTTGTTCTAATAATTGTTCTGATTTAAGCATGTCTTTTTTAAATTTCTTCCTTTCTGCATACATTCTCTCCATCATTTCTGGTAAAAATCCTTGAAAGTCATTCGTAAAATGAAACCCATTAGCGCCTATACAGATATCCTCAGTTTTAGCATAATCGGTAATGATTTCTTGATCTAAAAGTTTATCAACTGATAGAGATTTTTGAGGAAAGTCTGTAAGTAGTGTTTCTGGAGAAATATTATATTGCATGATTAAATGTGGATATAGACTATCCAAATCAAAACTGGCAACCCATTCATACATTCCTGGAATAGGCTCCTTCACAAAGGCACCTTCATAGGGTCTATCTTTTATTGTATTCTTTTTAGGAGGAAGCTGTATGCCTTTGCTTCTTAATTCATTATAAATCAGAGTATCCCACATTCTAACCTGTGTATATACATCTGTATAATTAACTTTAGCATCATATGATAATACAATCGCCATCTCGATTAGTTTCATTTTATCTTCTAATCGATTTATAAGTTCTACATCTTTTACGTTATATTCTATAAATTTTTGATGATCTTCTTTCCAAAGATTATGTAAAGAACCATATTCAGAATAGTCTAATTTTCTCTCATTCAATTCAACATGAGCAATATGATTTAAGGCATAAGATTCTTGATTCTTATAAGTAAATTTTTTATAAAGATCAATGTAATCAAGAGTCGCAACGCCCATAATTTCATATGCTTGTTGCTGTTTTGATCCCCCAAAAGCCATTATAGTTCTTTCACTTACAAACCGCCATGGTGATAAATCAGCAGAAAGAGACTCTTCAAATAACAAATTTATTCTATTCACAAGATATGGTATATCAAAAAACTTAATATTCCAACCTGTAACAACATCTATATCTTGTTTGGTCCAAAATGAAAGAAATTCTTGAAGTAAATGTAATTCGTTGTCACATTTAAAATATACAATATCATTTCTATGTTTTTCATAAGAACCGCAACCGAAAACATAATATGTATTATTGATTGAAACAGTAATTGCAGTAACCGGTTCTGGTGCAGTTTCAGGATTAGGAAAACCGTTTTCTGAACCAGTTTCTATATCAATATTAGCAGTTATTATTTTACTTAAATCATATGTAATTTGGTCGGGAAAATTATCTGCAATAAAAGTATAGTGATAATTAGTATTTCCATAAATTTGAAAATTATCAATACCATCGTATTTTTTTATAAAATCTCTAGTTTCTCTAATATTGCCGCATTCAACAGGAGCAAGATATTTTCCTTCAAGAGTTTTATATTCTGTGGGCTTTGGTGAGTTAATGAATAGGGTTGGATTATAATCTAATTTTTCTTTAAAGTGATTGCCAGCGGAGTCTATTCCCCTATAATAGATTTTGCCGCCCCAATTTTGAACATTTGTATAAAAGGTCATACATCAAATTTTATAATAAAGTTTTTATGGCTTCCAGGGTAAATATTTTCCTTTTGTGTTTTTATTAATTATTATAGAACTTTTACGATTTGTTCCATCTTGTTTATAAGAACAATGAACCCAACCACTATTGGGATCACCTTTTGGATCAAAATATTCTAAAATAAGCTGATCATAATCAAGATTATTATAACACCATGTTGCTAGGTCATAATTAGACAGTCCATTAATTTCAAAATCTGCGGCCTGGCCTTTTGCATGTTGAGATTTTGCGGAACTTCCTACTGCTAAACACAATTTAACTGATCTATATCCAGAATTAATTCTCACAGATTTTCCAAAATGATCTCTGACAGGTTGCAAAATGTTATTGCATACATTTGTAAGATTTATTGCTTCTTCTAAACCAGGAGTGTTGTCTATATTTTTTCTAATGGCTGTATCTGAAAAGGTCATTTCTTTGAAGGAGAAATTTTTGGTAAGTTTCATTGTATTTAATCCTATAAAAAAAGGAGGCCACAATCATGACCTCCTCTATCGTTAATTTAGTTGTAATTGGTTATACAACTTTGTGATCAACTACTTTCACACCATCATCAATAATATCAATTTTACGAGGTCTTTTTTCCTCAGGTATAACCCGCTCTAGCTTAACTTGAAGCAAGCCATTAAATAACTCTGCACCCGTTATAATGACATCATCAGCGAGATTAAATTTCCGGGTAAAGACTCGTTTGGCGATTCCATGATGTAGGTAGCTTTCATCACTTTCATCTGTTTTTGGCACGGATTTTATTGTAAGTGTGCCGGCTGTGAGTTCTAAGTCTAGGTCGTCTTTCGTAAATCCTGCTAAGGCAAGTTCGATTACATAATCGCAATCATTCACTTTCCGGATGTTATAGGGGGGATAAGTGCCCGAACCTCCCGAATTATAAGCATCATCAAATAGACGATTAAAAAAAGAGTCAAACCCTACTGAAGTAGATAGTTGGCGATTGAGGTCTTCTATAGATTTTGGTACTAAATACATATTGTCTCCTATATTAGCGAGATTAATTATATTCCTCCGCATAAGCCAGAGGATGTTGCTACGTGCAACGGATGAGATGCTTTTGCACTCTCATAAGAACTATTATACTCTTATATATATGATTTGTCAAGGG